ATATAATATTCATATCTAGCAGGATCAGTAATTTGTATTACTGCTATCATTGGTTCATTATTGTATTCTTTTAGAAAATAATCAAAAGTAGTTCTTAGTGTTCTTTGATTACTGCCACATCCTTCCGCTATGTTTATAACTTTTGATGCTTGTAACAGATTACCTAAATGATGTGGCCAAACTAATTTTAGTCTTTCTTCATCAGTATTATAAAAGGGCTCTAAACCGCCACCCTGCGTCCAACTACAACCGTTTGAAAATAAAATCATATCAATGTATCAATAGTAAACTGCTCAATACATCATTACGGTTTGCAGCATCATCGCCGTCACCTGGCTTGACGATAACATTCCACTTGCCTTTAGCATCTGGGCTTTTATCAACTGGAATCTTCATCATCTCATCATAAGTGATAACTGATTTTGGATCTAGGCTATACTTGATAGCCATACGATCTTTGACAGCCTTTTCTGCTTGTGGGCTTGTGTACTGCCACTTACCACTAGCATCTTTCTCAAGTGCGTCACTGAATAATTCTTTAGGAACTATACGACTATTCTTTGTCTTTTGAAAGTCAATCTTCTTTTCTTGACTTGGTTGTGCGCCAGCACTGAAATTGATTTTGAAGTTGTCTGGTTTTTCACCCTGTGCCACACCTGCTAGTTTAGTGTAAGCATAGAAATCAACATCTGGGAATTTCTTTGCTAGATCAAATGCTTTTGCTAGATATTGTGGGCTAAAGAAGTCACCGGCATCATGCCAGCGTATGATTGTCTTGATATTCTTTTTCTTGTTCTTTGCTTCATAACCAGCAATCTCACTTTCTAGCATACCCATGAATCCATCTGGATCATTGTATAAGAAGTTCAATAGTTTTGTTTGACCAAGGCTGCTTGCCTTCCATTGTACATATCCGCCTTTCATGGCATAGCATACTAGTTTACATGCTCCAGCACCTGGGCATGTGTCAATAACTACGAACTCGCCAGTATCTTCATCTATTGCCAATCCTTTTAGTGCTGGTAGTCCAACATTATAGAATTGGCTGCTAGTACCATCACTATGCTGCATCTTTTCATTTTGCTTTAGAATTTTAGTTGGGCGTTCGCTGAATGCTGCTGCTAACTTTTGTAGATCATATTTCTGACCATCGTCATTGACGATAGGAATATTGCTACTATGGATGTATGGAAGTTTATATTTGTCTGTCTTTTCTTTACTCTTGCCAATAATTCTGTCAAGATAACTTGCCAATTCATCTTTTGGTAATGATCTTGCTGACACACCACCTAGTTTTTCTGCTTCATCTATTTGTTTATTGATTAGATCTATATTTCCAAACTTGCGAAGGTAAGACATTGCCTGTTTGAAATGTTCATCGTATTCTGGTGTACCTTTCTTATAACCATGTCCTGCTAATATTTTATCAATATGACGAACTAATGGCATTTCTTTCTTCAACAGTTCAGGCGCGCCTTCCGCCACACCTTGCTTACCGCGTGATACAAATACATTATGTGCTGGTCCGGATTTATACATTTGAGTGTTGACGGTGACCTTTTTGTCTGGATAATGTAAGTATGAATTGTGGGCACCATGACGACCACTCATATTATCAAACTTATATTCGTGTTTGGCTGGATCACCGTGTTCTGATTTTGCTTGTTCAACAGCATCGTTGTGTGATGCCTTGAACGAATCCTCGGAGCCTTCCGCCACACCTGCTCTCTTCAAGCCGCGATCACGCTTGGCGTTGACCGATTTTAGAAACTCTATTTCATCTTCCCATTCAGCCTTTTTATGTGGCTGCTCTTGGCTCATTCTCTTGGCCTTGTCTATATTGTTATCATTATATTTCTTATCAAGTTTGGCAGCAGCACTATAACTCTTTTTGGTTTTAGGACTCAATTCGTTGACCGTTTCCTCTTTACCTTCGGGTGCTTCAACACCGCTTTGCTGTAAGAATTGGGCTAGGCTCATGACCTTCATGCCCTTTGCTAGTGGCTTTTCTGCTTCAGTAACTATATCTAAAATTTTACGGATATCCATGATGTTGACATTCCCAATCAGTTATAGTAGTATTTAGCGTATATGTCATTCAACAGTAATATCAAACGCATTGGTTTCGCTTGTAAATGGGCAGAAATCAATAAAAAGGGCGAGATCGCTAGTGCTGACGGGTTCAACACTGGTGGCACTACCCACGCATGGGCAAAGCGTCAAAAGTCCCAGCAAGTTGTCGAGGACAAACTGATTGAAGTTGCTAAACGCAACATTACAAATACTCACAATCTTGTCAAGCGTGTTGCTAGTTTAGAGCCAGGACTACGCATGGTTCGTCTTACTAGTGATATGCTATCGTTCTACACACTAGATGAATACAAGTACTTCTGGCAGCGTCAGGATGTGCGTGACAGCCTTGAGCGTTGGTTTGCTCCTATCGGTGAGACTGCCCGCGCCAATGATGTACGACTATCGTTTCATCCCGATCAATTTGTCGTTTTGGCTAGTGATCGTCCTGAGGTAGTAAATAAGAGTATAGAGGAGTTTGAATATCATGTGGATATGGCCCGTTGGATGGGGTACGGTAAACAATTTCAGGACATCAAAATCAATGTCCACATCAGTGGTCGCAAAGGTCCAGCCGGTATCATCGACATTCTCGGCAGACTTACCCCCGAAGCGCGAAACAGCATCACAATCGAAAACGACGAAATCAGCTGGGGGATCGAATCAAGCCTCGAATTGGCTGGACATCTGGGTCTAGTACTAGACATTCATCATCATTGGATCAAGACAGGTGAATACATACAACCCAATGATGATCGTATCAAGCGTGTTATTGACAGTTGGCGTGGTGTGCGCCCTGTTATTCATTTTAGCACATCACGCGAAGATGGCACAATTGAGCGCAATACAACCGAACGACATGATTTACAGCGATTGATAGAAAGTGGTTACAATAAACAGAAACTACGCGCACACAGTGACTACTTTTACAATGATGCTATGAATCGTTGGGCACATGAACACTGGAGTTGGGCTGATATCATGTGCGAGAGCAAAGCAAAAAATCTCGCAAGCGTGAGACTTTTTGATACATATAAGAACTATGTTTGATAAACTAAAGAATCTTTTCAAAAAGCCAGAAGTTCCTAAAACTGAAGCCAAATCCAAAAAGGCACAGAAGAAGGAAAAGGAACTAACTGCCAAAGAATTAGCTACACAAAATGGTGAACCATATGTTGCTATTCTCAAGGTTGATATTGACCCAAACAATATCAACAACGGTGCTTTTGAATTAGATTGGAATGATAAGTTTCTGACCAACCTTATAAAGCAAGGTTATAAAATTAGACCAGATGATACAGACAACGATATAGTAGATCGTTGGTTCCAAACTGTATGCCGTAATATCGCACTAGAAGTTTACGAGCAAGAAATGGCTGACCCAGAAAAACGCCGTGATGACATTCGTGTTGTACGTCAACGTGATTTGGGTAACGGTCGTACTGAAGTTAGTTGACACCTGCTATAAACTAGTATAATATACGTATATTATTCTAGTAAATAGGTGTGCTTGTGAAATACGCTCTCATTGATACTGCCAACACGTTCTTTCGTGCCCGACATATCGCAAGTCGTAACAGCGATACGTGGGAGAAGATCGGCATGGCATTACATCTCACTCTATCAAGTGTCAATCAAGTTGTACGCAAGTATGGCATTGACCACGTTGTGTTCTGTCTTGAGGGTCGTAGTTGGCGTAAGGATGTATATCCCCAATACAAGGCACATCGTAAAGTTGCTGAACAAGCATTGACTGAAAGTGAGGCAGAAGAAAATCGTATGTTCTGGGAAACATACGATATGTTTACAACCTTCTTGCGTGAGAAAACGAACACCTCTGTATTGCGCCATGAACGAGCAGAAGCAGATGACTTGATCGCACGATTTATTCATTTGCATCCCAACGACGAACATTATATCATCAGCAGCGATACCGACTATGTTCAGTTGATTGCACATAATGTCAAACAGTACAATGGTGTAGCCAACCAATTGATCACGCTAGAAGGTTACTTTGATGACAAGGGTAAGCCTGTCAAGGACAAGAAAACTAAAGAACCTAAGTTACTTGGCGACCCGCAGTTCCATCTCTTTGAGAAGATTATGCGCGGCGATAGTGGTGACAATGTGTTCAGTGCCTATCCTGGTGTACGCACTAAGGGCAGCAAGAACAAGGTTGGACTCATTGAGGCGTATGCTGACCGAACAAAGCAGGGCTTTAGTTGGAATAACATGATGCTACAGCGTTGGGCAGACCCCGATGGTGTTGAGTATCGTGTTAAGGACTTGTACGAGCGTAACAAGTTGCTTATTGATTTGACCGCACAGCCTGACGAGATTAAAAATCTTGTGGATGTTGCTATCACTAAGGGTGTACGTATCAAAACTACTCCGCAAGTTGGTGTACACTTTATGAAGTTTTGTGGCAAGTACGAACTCAATAAGGTCAGCGAACAGGCTGAGAC